CTCCACCACCATCATTCTGTATATTAAGATCCACCCCATCTGGGAAATTGACTTGCACCTCAAACAGATTGGGGCGAGCACCGCCTCCAATCAGTTTAGATTTAAATTGAGAAATAGTTCTCTGTGGGATTGTTGCCATTTTTTAAAATCTCCTTTTGTTATTTAGATATGATAAGTTAAACTCGACCTGCTACTTCTTCAAAGCTAACACCAGTTCTGGTGGCAACAAATGTAAGAGTAACATAGTTGATTGACTTAGCAGGTTTCAGGAAGATGTCTGCCCTGAATTCATTATTATCAATTACATCAGGAGTGTTGTTTGTCTCATCACAAATNACTAGGAANCCATAAAGTCCNCTCTTTGCTTCCACATCTCTTAGATATGGTTCAACAATATTAACAAAGTTTGCTCTTGTGACCTGATCATTAAGTTCAAAGAGTTGTGCTTCTGCTGCTTTCTGTAATGCTTGCTCAATTGTTAGGAATAGTCTCCTTACATTGATTCTATCAAAGGCAGATGCATAACCTAAACCAGTCTTATCTCCAAAGAGCATAATACCAGTTCCAGGTTGGTTAACTATAGAGTTAATTCTTAGTGGATAGAGTTGGTCTCTTTGTGCTTTGTCTGGGTTGTAAGCAAGTTTAATTGCATTATTTAAGATTCCTCTCTGCTGTCCAGCAGGTGAGAACCAAGGGAATGAATTAACACTTGTTCTTACCATCAATCCAGCAACATCACCATTAGTTGGGATGAATCTGAATTTGTTATTGAATCTATCATATGTGTACTTGTATCCACTATCAAATACAGCATAAGATGAAGATGATAATGAACTAAAGAATTTAATTATATTATCAGTTTGTGTGTCTGTATTGGTTACATCTACAACATCTGTTCTATGTGGTGAAATTGTTGCCATGCAATCTTTTCTTGCACCAGCAATAGAGATTAGTCTATTTGCTTTTGCTTGTGATTGTGCTTTATCAGCAAGACCTGGACCACCAATTAGGTAATCTACTTGTATTTCATCCTTATTCTTAAACAGATTGTAGGATGTAATTAGATTTCCTAGAGTTGCTGTAAACCCACCAGTGGCAGAATAATCTTTACCAGCAACTAATGTATAGGTGTCATTTCCAATAACATTGAAAGTAATACCCTGTGCATTTCTATTCCAACCACCAGAAGCAGCAGTAATAGGTGTATATCCAGAACTAAAGTCTGATGCTGCTTTAAATCCATCTGAACCATCAGAAGGATCGTCTCCAGCATAAACATAGTCAGAATAAAGTGCTACGTAATCTTTATAGTATATCTTCTGTGGAGCATTTTCTGAGGAAACTGCATCAGTTGCCTTAGATAAGTTTAAACTCTTCTCTAAAATATTACCCTGTATACCTGTTACATCTCCAAGGTCATCTACAACTACCACATGGATACCATCATTCTTAGATGATCTATCATCTGCCCACTGTGAAGTAAGTGGTCTAGGAGATAAAGATTTCCAGTAAACAGTAGAGTTAGTAAGACCCAATGTTTGCTGATCATACCAGTCTTTAGCATAATTGCCTCCAACTAGTGATATTGTAGCAATTCCTACAGCAGATGAGTTAATGAAACTAACATCATTACCTGCCAGAATAGATCTTGCTTGATCCCCTTCAGCATAAGTTATAGCAGTGGATACACCAGCAGTTGTAACCCTATTTGTTATTTTTATATCAACAGTTGTCTCTCCAATACCTGTAACAATACCCTTAAGATATCCAGTGAAGTTTGNAGTATCACCAGATCCAGCAACCACTTGATCTGTAAGTGAAACAGTTACACCTTGTCCAACTGCAACAGATGTTGTTGTTCCTATTCCTAGAGTCTGGTCTGCAAAGTTATCAATAACACATACTTTAAGGTTATTTGCCCATGTACCAGGTGTCTTAGCAGCATAACCAAATGTCTGACCTACACCAGCATAGTTTGCAACATAGTCATCATAGTTCTTGATCTTAAGATCAGTAACCTGTGTTTGATGACCTCTACTACCATTAGCATTAACTAAGTCATCATCATCAGTTCTTACAACTTTAAGAACTCCTCCATAACTAAGGAATGATGATGCAGCCATCCAGTACTCATACTGAGCATCAGTTGAAATGGGTTTTCCAAATGTATTAATCAGTTGATTCTCTGTAGTAATATCAGTAGCTTCATCAATTGGTCCTATTTCAAAGGGACCAGCGATTGCTCCAATATTATCTAATACATTTTCTGCTCTCCCTACAGTCAGATCCACCTCTCTGGTTAATACACCAGGAGATAATTGTGGAGTCGCCATGTCGTCTAGCCTCGTCTCAGTTTATCTGAAAATATTTATTGTTTTAGATGTTTTCATTGGGGAAACAATCCATGAACATCACCAATCTGGATAATTCCAATCAGTATGAGGTTGTGTTTTCTTTCTAGTTTCTACAATTCTTCTGACTGTACATATCTTACACTCATATGAATAAGCAGATGCTAGGGTTCCTCTATCCTTCCTTGTTAAATAAAACCCATCTATTAAATTTTTAGTTTCACCGCATACTCTACACTTCCTATCAGAAAGTAATAGGTGTCCTAATCTTATTTGTTTATCTAATTCCAATTACCTATATTCCCACATATAGGTTCTATCACCATATTCATCAGCATTAAAATTACTTGGACTGCCAGCCAATCTATCCAACTCTAAAGATCCATTATCCATAGTATTCCATCTATCTCCTTCTGCATCAACAAAAGTTCCCTCATCATCTAATCCATCCATAATGAAACCAAATGGGGACATATCTTGTTCTATCTGATTCTTCTGTTCTTCATATAGTCTCTTTCTAACATCCTGATCAGTAAGTTCTTTGAAATAATCCTGTGCTACTAACCATGCATAGATAACAAGACACATAGCAAGGTCATCATTACATCCTTCCTCTGCTTCAAATGAGTTATGCTTTTGGATAAAAGTAGTCAGTTCACTCAATATCTCATAGTCTTTAAAAGTAACTTTATCTTCTTCTATTAGAGTCTTTAAGTTAAGAGAACCAACCTTCTTAACAGTCTTAGACATCTTAACTCCTAGTTGAGTCTTCTTACCAGAGAATCCTTGACCTACAACTTGACCAGCTCTTCCTCTCATGGAACACATGAGTAGATTCTCATACTCCAAATCATAGTTAATAATAGCAGCAACCTGATCTCCTACATCATTTACCTCACATAATATAAATCCATCATTATAACTCTTTGCCACTTCCCATATAATATTAGGGAATAGCATGGGTTTTATTTCATTGTTTCTATACTTTGCTACTACTCTATGTGGGAACTCTGTAATATCAATAACCACAAAGGCGGAGTAGTCTCCTCCAACTCCTCTTGCTACATCAACTGTAAGAACATAATCATGCTCTGGTTGAGATACCTCATATACATCCAATCCAGCACTTCTTTTTTGTGGTTCATCATATACTAGTGCTCTTAACTTACTAGGAGAAATAAGAGTATCAACAGATCCTAAGAACTCACACTCAAACTCAACTTTAAACTGTGCTTCTGATGTATTGGCAATAGTGGATTTCTTCCACTTCTCATCCCTACCAGGTACTTCACTCCAATGAACATCAGTTGGAATATATTCATTCTTAGCTTTCTCAGCATCATGCCACAACCTATAGAAGTGGTTCATACCATGAGGCGTAGAGACTATAATAACTTTAGTACTCTTACCTGAGGTAATAGTAGGATAAACTGAACTGAAGAATGAGTCAGCAATATGATTAGGAACAAAAGCAAATTCATCCAAGAATAGTATATTGAATGACATACCCCTAACAGCAGATGCTGATGTAGAAGCAGCAAGAATCTTAGATCCATTCTCTAGTTCTAGACTTCCCCTGTTCCATGCTATGATACCCTGTTGCATCCACTTAGGTAAATTCTCATAAGCAGTCTGCAATCTACCTAGCAGTTCTCTAGCAGTGGCTGCTTTGTTTGCTAGTATACCTACATTGACACTATCATTAAAAACAACATAGTGTAAAAGATAAGCTACACAAGTGGTAGACTTACCTGTCTGTCTAGGCATCTTACATATATTAAATC